CAACCTTCTTGTCCTGATTGAACAGAACGTGGTGAAGAAGGTATGAAATCATGGTGGTCGATTTACCACTCTGACGAGGAAGTTTGCAAATGGTAAAACGATTGTCGTGGATTGTTCTTACGATGTTCCTTTGAAAATCATACATTTCAAAGGGAATCAATCCCCTATCAACTTGAACGATCTTGATGTAATTTTCTATGAAGTGAATGGGGTCGTTCGAACACTTTATATATTCTTCGACCTGCTCGGGAGTAAATTCTACAGGAGTATTTGCTGCCTTGATGAGGGGATTGCCGAGATAGTGATCATTGTTTTTCGTCGGCATCCTTCTTCTCCAACTGCTTTGCTTTCTTTCGTTCCGAAAGGAACTTCTGAAGTTCCGCAGTGCTTCCTACATAAATGGAATTGTTGGTTATGGACTTTGGTCCACCCCCACCCTCTTCCTTCTTCAAATCCTTCATCTTCTTGTGAAGGTCCATCAACTTACCATTAGCGTCCAAACTACTATGAATTAGTTGTGCGACCACTTCATATGCGCGTGGGCTCTCGCTTTCGCTAGCTACATCTAGAATACCTTCAATAGCTGCTTCAGACTGGCTTATTATATTTTTTAAATTTTTTCTAACAAGAGCATAATCTGAATCAGCTTGCTCTTGTGTAGCTGGTACAGCTTTTACTTCTTTGATTTCTTTTTCCTCAACAATAGGAATATATTCTACTCCTAAAGCATCAGATATGTTTTTTTCTACTTTATCACTCATTTGTAAAAGTTCTTAAGGAACCCTCGGCTCCATCGTTCATTTTCAGGCTATTTATACTTCTTGGATCAGATCACACTAACAAAATATTCGATTTCCGTAAATCAAATACGACTGATCTGAAGCTGTTGGACTGAAGTTCGATGGGGAAGCATCACCTGTGATTCCAGTCTCCAATGTTTGAAAACTAAAATCACCATCTATGGTATAGAAAGGAACAATGACTTTACCAATCATCCCTTCAGGTATAACAACTCCAGGAGCAAATCCAGAAGCACCAGAAGCTCCAGTAGTACCCAATGGAAGACTTTTGGTTGGGCCATAATAAAACAGTTTACACGCAAATTCAATACTCATCGACACGGTTTTTCTTGTGTCAAAGTTACTATCCTCTACATCCTCGTCATATATGACATTTTGAATCACAAACGGAACGTCTACACTCATGTCCGTGGGATTCACCATTTTAACAGTGACAGAGTATTCGGGTGTGAACCACGGCAATATCTGTTCCAATATTTGAAGACAGTCCTCGGTGTTTTTGGTGAAAGCGTGAAGTGTAAATGTTAAGTTATATGGGACTCTACCGAATCTATAGCTGTAAAGATTGTTCGAGTATGAGAAACTCTTTTGAAAAGTGTCGTTCTTTCGGGAAGAATCGTATATCAAAGAGGAAAATTCAAACGCCATTCTAGGAAGAGACATGTAAAAATCGTTTTCCAAACCTGGGTTTTGATTTAGTCTGGAGATGAATTTTTGCTTGGTCATGTATGCTATGGGAACTTTCACTCTTTCTTTCTCTGATCCATCCGCATTATATCTTGCAACATATATGTCATTGAAGAGAGAACCAAAGGCTATGACAGCTTTCTTTGTTATCGAATGATAGAAATATTCATACATTAGGACAAATCTCCGAATGGATTGAATTCACTGAAGTCTAGGAATTCATTTGCTTTGTCTTGGATTTCGTCGTTGTCATTAAAATCTTCTTCGTCGGTCTTGGTTGTGGAAGAAAGAATCTTGGCATAAAGACCATCTTTCATTACATATCTATCCAACTCGTCGGAGGAATTTCTCCAATACCCAACGGTGTCCTTCATGACCAACGATCCCGAGGAATAACTCACCACAGTTGCGGAAGAATCTGCTGCGGTCAAAGAACCCGATGTAGCTCCATTTTCAAAGGTGTAGACGACATCATTTTCGGAGAATGTGCCTGAACCGACTGGAGTCCCTATGGAAAGAGTCTTGGTGAATTCCCTATTGTCTACTGCGTCGTCTATTGTGTCTATTTGGGTATTTATTCCCTCTTCACTGTATTGGAAGAGTTCCACGTTGAGACTATAGACATAATTCTTTCCTAATTGGTAGAATGGATTTTCGTGTTCTACGAACTTGATTTCAAAGAACTTTTTGGTCAACGGGAACCAAAGTAAATCACCTTCCATCGGTCTGAATTTATCGGTCACGTTTTGGAATCTTTTCTTGGATACCACGAAAGTGGCACTGTCTCGTATCTCAAGACCGAACTTTCCTATGAAATCTCCGTCTCCTTCAAAACCATCCACCGACTGAAGATACATTTCTATTATGAAGTGTTGTCTGAAAGAAGAAATGGGGTCGTCGCCAAATATATCAGGTTGATAGTTGAGTTCTCTTGGAAGATAATATATATCAAACCCGTGAATCTTGATGGATTCGACGACTAAATCTTCTATGAGACTTTGTTCGTATCTTGAATTGTAGTTGATGAAATACTTATTTGTTGCCATTTCAACCTACCATGAAGTTTGGTGGGAGTTCGAATTCGCTTATGATTGTCTCTTCTATCTTGTCTATTTCTGCCTGAGCTTCTTCAATCATTCTTCTTCCGTTGAATGTCACTCCGCCGGGCATGGTAATCCCTTCGAACTTGGAAAGATTTTCTCCCCATTGTCTCTTTATTAGGGCTGTGGTGTATTTCTTCAACAGACGATCGTTGTATATTTCGGGGTATACTCTGGGATCAAGAATCCTGAAACACTCTATGACCAAATAGTCATCGGGTTGAAACTCTTGTCTGAGTGTCATGGGAAAGGTTATTTTGTTCGTGACTCTACTGAATTCAATTTCTTTTTCGGGTGTGAGAATGTCGGAAATTAGGTTCAGATATTGTTGAATCATCGCATAGTTTTGAAGATCGAAAGACCCAAACGTGTATAGTTCATTCAATGCATATTGATATCGAATGTCAAACATTCCGATGGACGTGTTTCGTAGTTGAAAAACGCGAACAACGCTTGCGATAAGATCTTCCAGTGGGACTGTCTCGGAAACACCTGCTTCGGTTGCAGTGACATTTCTGTCTGCGTCTGCAAACCCAGTATTTGATGCTTTCATACTTATGTAACCATTGTCTATGTCTTCTTGAGTCAGTCTATATTTCAGAAAAACTCTTTCCACTCCATCGAAATGGAATTCTGAAAACAACTGCATGGCATCATCGAGACGGTCTTCTATTTGACTACCATCCACGTTTATTTCTATCACTGGGGCGCCAAGTCTTCGAAGACAATAATCTATTAACTGCTGTCTTCCCGTGAGTCTCGCCATGTGAAAAATCTCCTAAAACCTAGAAAGTATTTAGGAGATTTATGATTATGGTTTTCGAACCGTCTTTTTAGATGGTTCCACCTCTTTTTACCAAGGCATCGAGGGCAAATTTGTGGTTAGCTTCCACTCTCTGCTTTTGATCTTGTGGCAACTTGTTTTCTTGGAGAAGTTTTCCAGTAGCGATATATGCTTCTCGATATCTTTCAGTCCAGAAAGAACAGATTGCGTATTCGTCCCAAACTCCCCAGTCATAGACACTCTGTCCGACAAACAGGGCACCTTCGGGGTAGTTCAGAGAAATTGCGACCTTCGCATAACGATATCCCTGATCGAAACGAGAGTAGAGACGACAGATTCTTGCGGCTGCCCAAAGAGGTTCGGCACGATATGGTGCCATCTGATAAGAGTCGAAGTACACCTTGAGAATTTCATCGATGGGTTTTCCAAGGATCTCCATAATTCTTCCAATTTGATACTTGGAATAGAATGCTTCTTCCTGCCATCCACCAAGGTCAACTCTCTTCTGATACCATTCCATTGCCTTTTCCCACTGTTGACAGTCTCGGTAACTCTGTGCGAGATAGAAGTGGTAACGATTGAAGTCTTTCTCGTCAACATTTCCTGATAGAATTGCTTCTTCAAAAACCTTAGCGTCATCTTCATACTTCTTGGGGTTGTTTGACCTTGCTCCATCTTGAATTGGGGTGTTGGTGAATCCACGAGCAAAATCCCTAGTTTCAATTTTTTCCTTACAGTCAACATATTCGTGAAGGACTCCGCGATAATAGAATTCCTTTGAGTTGGATGTCAATTGTGGACGATGATACTTGGTGTTTCCGTAGAAAGCAAAAATATTGTAAATGTCGGCAACAAGTCCCTTCTTGAACGTGTCGGGATCAAAGTTAGAATCGTAGACGAGAACTTCGTCGGCATCGATCATGAGAGAATAATCTGCCTTGTCTCTTGCGAGTTCAAGAGCTCTAGAGCGATTAGTTCCAAAATCAACCCAAGGTTCTTCGTGAAGTTCGCCGGGAATTCCGACGTTGTTGAAGAACTCTCGAATCTTTTCCTGCGTTCCATCGGTGGAACCCGTGTCTACGATAACCCAATGATCGATCACGGGAAGAACTGATGCGAGACATCTTTCAATGACCTTCGATTCGTTCTTGACAATCATGCAAAGGGTGATTGTCTTCTTTTCGGTCAGTGGTTTTTTGGGTTTCGATGGAGTGGGTGAAGCACTCAACATCTCGGGTGTGATTATGGTTGGTTTGTTTTGTGTAGGTTCAATCAAAGAATTCATGACTTCAGGCATATCAAAATCTCCATTACGATCGTGTGTAAGTATTTATACTTCTCAATAAAAAAATTTTATGCAAACGTGGTAATTATTTTGCGTAATCAAATGTTAAAAAATCTTCTTTATATAAATTATAAACTATATCTTTTGTTTTTTGGTTGTAGGCTTCCATAGTTTTTTTATATGTCTCCCTCCAGTTAGTTTTTGAATAATGATATTTTCCAGTGAGACCGATTTTTTTACAATCTTCTTTGAAATTCTCTAATTTAATTATATTTTTTACTTCAAAATTTTTATGTTTATAAAAAGATATTTGTGGGCAAAAATGACTATTACAATAGTCAAATTTAGAATATACTTTTTTTTCTAAAATATTCTCCACAAAGAAATCAAAAGTTGATAATTTTGCTTGCCCTGAATAAAAAAAACAAGATAAAATCCTTTCATACGGTCCACGGATAGAGACAAAAGTTTCATATTTTTTATAATCAATATTCAAAAAATCATACAGAATTAAATCTGCATGTTGCAAATATATTTTATATTTTTTACTCCAACCAAACATTAATTTAAAATTTTCAATTTTATTATCAAAAATATTTTCTTGTTGAAAATATAAATCCCTTAATTCATGTTCAACTGAAGTTCCTCCGGTTTTTCCTGGGTGAAGAAAAATAATTTTTTGTTTTTCTATTAACATAATTCAATCTTTTATATGTGAAGCTCTAGCGTAATGTAACATATATGGAGTCTTTTTTTTGTCCCAGAATTTTGGGGTCAAAATTTTTATGTTGTCATTTTTAATCTGTTTTATATTTTTAACTTGATGGTGCTTCTTTAAAGCTCTTGTTAAAACCACTGGGCCTGTTTTTAAGTAACCAAATTTTAAGTCTTTTTTTTCTAGGGGCTTCAGATTATTCATACAGTCATTTAATATTTTATTTTTTTGGGTTACTCCAAAAAAACTATTCGTAATATAATTAACTTCGTATCTTGGAATCATTCCAACGAAATCGTAAGATAAAAAATCATTTATATTTTTAAAACATTCCATGTCAGTATCGACGTAAAAACCTCCATGATTATGTAATATAAAATAACGATATACGTCGGCTGCTAAAGCATATTTTTCTGAAACACTTTCTACAACTTCTTGTAAGTTTTTTGGTAATACTGGAATGTTGTCATTGGTCCATAATATGTGTTTCCATTCTGGATGAAGTCTCTTCCAAGATTCTATCCAAGATTTTTCTTCTTTTGGTAATTCATTCACACCAATCCATATTTGATGTAATATTTTTGGGATCATTTTCAATTCAATCTCCACACCCCAATGTTTCTGTATCCTTCGATGTGGATATCTATAGGGTCGTTTAGTAAAAATGGATGTGTTGTTATGTCCACTGGCCTGTAACCGTGAAAATTGGGTTGATTTGAATATTTATCCATATTAGTAGCTTTTGGCACATAAGTCGCTAAGAGATAATAACTTCCACTTTCGGAAAAATTTAATAGAACTTTTTTTAAGTCTTCATTGTTTAAATGAAATAATACATCCCTGCATATTATAATATCATATTTTGTAATTTTTTCTTCTACTATATCTAAAATTTTAAATGAGTGTTGGGGAAAATCTTTTTTATTTTTTTCAATTGCAGTTTTAAATATGTCCACACCAACATATGAAATTCCTGATAAGTCTATAAGATTCATGTAATTGTGAAAAAAACCGCAACCGGCATCTAATATACTTTTTATTTTTAAGTCATTTAATACTTTTTTTATAAATTCATGTGTTCCTTTATTTTTTATAAAGGATGTTTGACTACCCCAACCAACAAAAGTTTCTCCATATGTCCTTTGATTGAAATTATGTTTTTTTTCCCACCCCAATATCCTTTTGTTATTTTCTATCACTATTATATCCCCTTAATAAGTGGTATACTTGGCAATAAAGATTTCATTGTTGGTTGTTCTTTTTTGAGGAAGGGAAATTTATATAATATTTCACTAAAATTTTTTATACCACGATGAGCATCCAAAGCTTCTTTGAATATCTTTTCAACTTTATCGACTCCTAATTTTTCATTGAAGTGATTTTTTATGTCCTGAATCATTTGGTGATTTGGGTCGTTGTATATTTCCAACCACCCAATAAAATAATTCCAAACCCTATCTTCCAATTTCAATGGATATGGAACTCCATTCGGCCTACCAAAGCGATGTATCCATTTAAATTGTGGGAGACATATAGTTCTTCCCCCGTTTTGACGAAACTTTTCGTGGATGTAACCCTCTTCTCCACCAAAACCTCGAAAATTTTCATTGAATTCTAGCCAGTTGTCAGTCTTACAGGCAAAAACACCCAAACCCTGCATGGGAATGTCAAAAGGTTCATTTTTTTCTAATGCTTCTTTATTAGTTGCCCATATTCCATACATTGAATCCCTCCATACGGGATCGAAATGTGTGGATAAACTTTTTAGGTCGTCGTGGAGAAGAGGCCCTTGAACTAGATTTTTTTGATTTTGTGAGTTGTCTTCGAAGTAATTGATGAGATGAGTTATTCCCTCATCAATTATCATTACATGGGGATCTAGACAGACAGTATATTTTGATTCAGAATTTTTAAAAATTAAGTTTCTTATCGACGTGGATTTTTTTCCTGTATATGGAATATATTTTCCACCTATTTTGTCCTTGACAAACTTTTTTGTTTCTTCTCCGTGTTTACTGGAAGGATTGTTATCTATTACAAGAAAATCAACATCCTTCTCGTCCAAGTCGTGGTGGAGTCGGAGAGACTGGATTGTGAAGTAAACACCATCGTAGTCATCATAGGTTGCCATTCCCACTGTCAGTTTTTTGCTCATTTTGAATGCCATTGAAAAGTTTCATGTATTTATGCCATTGAGCGCCAATCCAAGAATTGGTGTGTAGGTGGATACCATAATATTTTTTATCTTCACTTTTTTTAAATTTTTCTATCATCTCTAAAAATTTTTCGTCTTCTGTCAAAAAACATGTAGAAATTTTTGTCTTACTCGTACTGGACTTGAATGAATTTATGACCTTATTTTTTTGAAAATCTTCTGAGTTGAAATAATTTTTTTCTATAACTAAAATATTTTCTTTTTTAGTATATTTTTGATAAAAATCGTTTATGAATAATGGCCCAGTAAGATTTAAGACATCTAAAGGATTATAATCTTTTATAGGTTTAAAATTTTTAATTTTTTCAAAACTGGCTTCTATCAAGTCTATCCAAAAATTAAATTTTGGTACAGAAGCGAAGATACAATTTGATACGTTAATTCCTTTGAATTCTCTAATACCTGTAAATTCTTCAGTGAGAATACATTCTTGAGTGAATATGTCAAAAGGCTTGAAAAAAAGATAATCCAAATCTGCATAAACACCACCCTCACCATACATCAAGAAATACCTAAACATATCCACTTTCATTATTTTTTTGGGTAAAGAAAAAAACCTGTCCCAAAATTCAGGAAAATGAGATTGCATGTAATTAAACATGTCCTCGTCACTGTAGAATTTATATTCAAAGTCTTCGTGTAGTTCTATGGCTTTTGATTGGCAATACTTCAAAGTGGGACACATTTCCACACATTCTTGATTTCTATAACTTTGATGAATAATTTTTGGAATCATTTATTATTCGGGAACTTCTTCATCTATCCCACCATTACCGCCACCATAAGGTTCTTCTGTAGTAGTTGTAGTGGTAGTGGTAGTGGTGGTGGTTGTAGTAGTGGTGGTTGTAGTAGTGGTTGTAGTAGTGGTTGTAGTGGTTGTAGTGGTTGTAGTGGTTGTAGTGGTTGTAGTGGTTGTAGTGGTTGTAGTGGTTGTAGTGGTTGTAGTGGTTGTAGTGGTT